CGTGATTGAAAAAACAGTTTTTCTTAAACAAATTGTATTTACCAAAAATACAATCTTTCCCGAATCTGTTTCTAGCTTCAAACCGGCAACCACTGGAAAATTCACACCATGATTTAAACCTGCAACCTTTAAAAAACTCACAGTAATCACTGAAGGTATTCCGCTTGCCAAAAAAACAATAATTTTTAAACCTGCAATTGACACCAAACTTATTCTGATCGTCAAATATACATGACTCGTTAAAAACGCAATTGTCATCAAACTCACAGTTATTATCAAACTTAGAACGTGCCGGAAAATAACAACTTATACCAAATTGTGAAAAAGCTGGTGCAGAAATCTCCTCATGAAATACAGTACAAGCTGGGATCACCCAACCGCCTAATTTATTCCGGTTGTATACCTTCATGCTGCTGTAAGTCTCATCGGCATAACCACGGCACATGCGCCACCCTCTAACGTGATATATATATTCATTGACAATTTATTAACTTGAATGTGATACATGCTGTTAGGTAATGACATTGCCATTTTCACCAGACTTACATCAAAGCCCCATTCTTTTAAATAAGGTATTTTAAATGCTTTGAATTTTGACTCGCTAACAATAACCATTTCGTCATCGTTAACATTTTGGTAGCTTAATGTATCATTACTGCAAAGCTCGAATATATGTGAAGGATAGTTGTACCATTTTGGTGAATATAACAATTGTCCTTGTTTGCTATAGTAACCAGATTCTTTTTTTGTTTTGATTTTATGAATGATTTTGCCATTAGTACCGTAAGCATAACCATCATGCACATATATATAGCGGCAAACCGTCCTTTTTTCCCCAGTGTCAACCGGTAACGACACCCATTCCCAGTCACTTTTTGGTACTTTCTTTTTACTAAGCTTTGCTATTGTGCTTAAATCCATGATCATTAGTCCTTTAATTAGTTGTTTTTCGGCTTGCGGTTGGAGGCTTGTTTGAGCAAAAAAGCTTAATTCTGTCCCACCATGTCGGTGAATGAAGTCTGATGTACTCACTTGATTTAATTGTGTCAATTGATATCAATCTGTTTGTCATATAAAACAAAACTAATCTGAAGTGTACTAATGACACAACCAAAAAAGGCTTGTCAGTATGTTTTGGGTAAAGGTTGTCTAGTATTGAGTACCAAAAAATACCTTTAGAAAATAAAAGTTTTTGAATTTTTATCGAATCTTTTTCACTTTCAATTTCAATTATTTCCGGTGTTTTAATAATGCGGTCTTGTTTCATTGTCTACATTCCTTGATTGAGTAGTCCTTGATTGCTTGCAATAATGTGGCTGCTAGATCAAGCGGCAAATAGTGCGCCTCAATCGTGCAGTAATTGTTGTTAATATTTAACGCGGTTGTTCTTATTTCAGTATCTGGTGCAGGCATATAAAAAGAACCATAACCTAAATCGCAAATATTCAATTTATAATGCTCGGAACCGAAAGCTTCGTATAGTTCATTACTAGCTTTCTCGTTTGCTTCAACCGCTTTTATTTGCTCTTTAAGTTCACCGATACAAAACTGATTAGCCTCGTTTGCTTTGTCTAAAAACCGGCTTTTAATACTTTTAGCAATCACATGCGCTGGTCTGGTAGCTGAAATGCCTACAGGCGCATAATCACCCGTATAACCCCAACCACTTAATGAATCGGAGTGGCTTTTGTAATTTTTAGGTACACTCAAGCACACTTTGATTTCACCTTTAGCCTTATGTTGAAAATGAGAAAGAATATAAAAATTCAAACCAGTAGAAACTTGCTTGATTGAAATTATGTGACCGGCATTTGATGTTACTCTAAAATCAACCACAGGCTTGTTAAGCTCGATTACAATTGATTTTATTAAATCTTCAAATATTATTGCTTCTTCATCGCTCGTCATTGGTTGTTACCTCGTTTAATTTAAGTATCACTTATTCGCTTTTCCAGCATAAAGTTTAAAAGCTTTATTCGCTTCGTCTAAAAACCGGTTTTTAATATTTTCAGCAATTACACTTATCGGTTCATCGGCTGAAATACCAACAGGCATTTGATTACTAGCATGGCTTTTGTAAATCTTAGGTATGTCTATGTATAATTTAACTCCCTTTTTCGCAATGCGATGAAATTGAGAAAAAATATAGAACCTTAAACCAGTAGAAACTTGCTTGATTGAAGCTATGTTATTACTGATTAATATCACTTTGAAATCAACCACGGGTTTGTTAAGCTCGATTACAATTGATTTTATTAACGCTTCAAATACTTCATCTTCTTGATCACTCGTCATTGGTTGTTACCTCGTCCTTGTTGGTTGTTACCCACTTGTTACCAGTGCGCATCACGCTGCGACTATCACGCCTCACGATAAAATTGTTATAACTGATAGTCAAAGCACCTTCACCGCCTAACTCACTCCACACGTAACGTCTTAGCACTCCGTTCGCCATTGAGAAAACTGCTATTGTTACTTGCTGTCCATGTGTACATTAGTTGTTAGCCCAAAACTGTTTTGAATCATTTTGACGTTGCCCGAACAAACCTTCACCGCAAAGCAAGCCATAAACCAGATGGCCTATATCATGGTAATCATTCTTACACCATTTTTTATATTTCGCTTCGTTTAAATCGACAGGTAAAAGCTCGGCATTTGCAGGATACAACCCTCTTAAAAAAGACCATGCTTTGTTTACCGTGTTGTCGCTAAATTGATTATTAACCGTTAAATACTTAACCGTCGGCACGTTCGATTGATTGCTCTTATACTCGTAGATATCCTTATAAGCATTAAAGTAACCACTTTCGTACTGTTCAAACTCAGCTTTGATTGATGCAATAACGGTTGGCGGTATGTCAGTAAGAAAGACATCCACTGAATTACCACCAGCGAAACTGCTGGACTTTGTACGACAGGTTAAACCGATTGATTTTATATATTGCTTACAGAACTTAGAAACTTGCGCTTGTGGACTTGTTGTCATTGAGTTGTTACCTCGTTTTGATTATTGGTGTAAATATACTAAAACATTTATAGTACACTTACAACCGGTGGTCATTAAGTTGTTACTGCTTATGATCATTAAGTTGTTACTGCTTATGATCAAACACTGCTTGGTTATAACCAACGACGAAACCGAGTAATTGATCTTTTTTAACAAATGCTATCTGTTTATCAATTGCCCCTTTGTGGTTGAATGTAGTTACGCTATATGCGCTGCGTTGGTCTTGCTTGCCAAACTCCACGCGTTTAATTTTGTTACTGTCTAAATGATTTGTATACTTTTTAAACTCACTCTCGTAATAGTAATTATCATCACCAAACAGCCTTATCCCGATTACTTGGTGTTTTATCTCGTTGTCATTCTCAATAATACAATCATCACCAAAAACAACATTAAAACCTTGCGTGAAATCACCAAGTAAACAATCGTCACCGATAACAACATTGTTACCAAGGTGAGCGCCATCAGCGATGGAACAATCGTTACCAATGATAGTATTTTTCTTAATATTGCAATTAACGTCGATTGTCACATTGTTGTTTATCCGGCTATGACTGCCAATGATGCAATCACTGCTGATAATAGCGTGGTTGCCGATGCTGCTGAATGGTGGGGTAATAGTACCTTTTACCAACGTGCAATTATCAGGGATAATCCAACCGCGTTTAATATTCAGTTTGTAACCTGTGTTGTTTGTTGTCATGTTGATGTGTGCTCCTTATATAGTGTGTGATGTTTCCACCGGTGACTGTAGTGTAACACTAAAAATCTTTTAGTATCAACCGTTGTTTTGCGTCAATTGTTTGACTGGATGTGTAGAGTGTATGAGGCACGGGGTGTTGATATATAGAGTGCATGGGGTGCGGGGTGTTGGTGTGTAGCGTGTATGGAGTGTGGGGTGTCGTATGTTGCTGGTTGTTGGTGTGTATAATGTTGGTGTCATTGGTGTTGATGTGTAGCGTGTCGGTGTGTCTGAGTGTGTGTGTTGATCAATTAGTAAGCTGTTTCTGTGCGTCTGTGTGTCAATGCTTTTGCGAGAGGGCAGTACTAGTAAGCGAGTTCAGGCTGGTAGCTGAGTTTTTTGACTATGGTATACATTGTAATCCATCTCTCACAGTAAACTCTAACCCACTTTCCCCCCCTAAATAATCACAACAACATGACAGATCATTGATTATTAGAGTGTTGATATCCTTGGTGTTGATGCTGTGGTCAGCCACGGATAACAGCACGGTGATTAGGCTGTTGTTTGATCGTTGGTGACAGCACTGTAACCGGTGATTGAAGTCGTTAGTATTTGCATATGATGCTGTGAGCGTGTGACACTGTGAATGGTCTTAGTAAGTTGAATTGTTATATTGCTATATGAGTCTGATTAACTACTGTAATTAGGAGGGTTAATATATACGATTACATGTTGCTGGCAGTCGCTGGTGATTGCTATCATCTAGGTTTTAACAACAGATAATGAAAGTGGGTGTATATGATTCGTTTGACAGCTTTAATCGCTTTAATCGCTTTACTTGGTTTTTTCGCTTTGATGGTTACTAGCAATAACGCACACGCTCAAATAGTTGGTACTAACGATGCTGGTATACCACTGGTTGCCGGTAACGCTTCATTAAGCTGGGATGCAAGCTTAACCCCTAACGTGACTTATAACGTCTATGATCAAGCGATCAAGCTCAACCAATCTCCGGTCATTGGCCTTACTTATTTACTGCCGATCATTGCCGCTGATTATGGTCGTACGTTGGTATTACACGTTAAAGCTGTCGATCAGTTTGGCATCGAGTCTAAGCCATCTAATACGCAATCAATCGTGCCAGTACCTAACCAGATAGTATTGCCACCGAGCATGTTCAAGATAGTGATCACCTTCGTCCCTATCACATCGTCGCCTACTAATTAATGCCATTCATCAATGTAGTCGGTTAAAACGGCGCTATGAGCCTTAGAATTCGGTTGTATGCTATGCTCAATGGTATATATCCGATGGGATTCCCATGATTGATTTAAATAATTTAATGACGAGCACACTTATTGACGAGCTTAATCAGCAAGAGATTAATTTTATTGTTGAGTACGTCAAAGACTATATGCCACGCCGTGCTGCAATAGCCAGTGGTTACAGCTCGGACGATGGGTATCGTTTGGTTCAACGACCTGCAATAGCCGCTGCAATTACAATGCTGAGTGATAAGCCATTGGTTGTTGGTCAGATCACACCTGACTGGTTGTTAATGCAAGCGGTGGATAATCATTATATTGCACGTCAGGCTGGTAACATTTCAGCAAGCAATGTGGCATTAACGCTGCTGGCAAAGCATGTTCACGTTGATGCGTTTGCTGCAGATAAAACAAATGTAAACCTAGATACAAGCAAGGACGTAATCGAACGATTGCTAAGAGCGCGTGACCGTAATGTGACAATGAGGTTATCAGGTAATCACATGGATGAAGACTTTCTGTGAACAACAACTTCCTGATACCACTGCAACAGTCATTAGATAACTTCCTGATACCACTTCACCCAAATCAGCACCCAACACCAAAAAATATTAAAACGATCGCTGGTGTGATGCGTCATTCCAAAGAATATGATGTTGACAACATTGATCTATCACTGGCTGATGATTGTGCTCAATTCCTCAATGATCCGTATGGTCACGTCATGTGGTCGTATGATTGGGGTCATGGTGAATTGGTTGGTTTCGATGGGCCCGACAAATGGCAGAAAGAACAATTGATTGAAATCGGCGAGCAAGTCAAAGCCAACGGTTTTAATGGTTTCGATCCGGTTAATCCTATCAGGCAAGCAACATCCAGCGGTCATGGTGTGGGTAAGAGTGCACTCACAAGTTGGTTGATCATGTGGATCATGTCAACGAGGCCGAACGCCAAAGGCATTGTCACGGCCAATACGAGCGATCAGCTTAAAACGAAAACATGGGGTGAACTTGGCAAGTGGTTGAGGCGTTCACTGGTTGGTCATTGGTTCAGTTACAGTTCAGGCCGTGGAAGCATGGCTATGTATCATCACAGTAACTCAACTGACTGGCGTGTTGATGCACTCACCTGTCGTGAGGAGAATTCTGAGTCTTTCGCTGGCCAACATTCCGCAGGCTCCACCAGCTTTTATATTTTCGATGAGGCAAGTGCCGTACCTGATGTGATATGGGATGTTGCAGAAGGTGGTTTAACCGATGGTGAACCGATGTTTTTTGTTTACGGTAACCCAACGAGGAACACGGGGAAGTTTCGGAATTGTTTCAAAGCGCACAATTCAAGATGGTCTACGCATACGGTAGATAGCAGAACTGCGCGCATGACGAACAAAGAGCTGCTTGCAGAATGGGAAAAAGATCACGGTGTTGACAGCGATTTCTATCGTGTGCGTGTGTTAGGTAAGTTTCCGAAAGCCGGTGAGATGCAGTTCATTAGTAACGATGATGTAACAAAAGCGCAACGTAGGCCACTTGGTCGATATCTGGCGGACGATCCGCTTATTTGCGGGATTGATGTTTCTCGCGGTGGTAAAGATGATTGCATGATCGGTTTTCGGCGTGGTAAAGATGCAAAATCGGAAAAAGTGTACCGGATTAAGGGTGAGGATTCGCGCAACAGTTCCAATGTGATCAGTAAAATCAGTATGATTCTTGATCGGCATCAGCCTGATGTAACGTTCCTTGATGAGACAGGTCTCGGCGGCCCGATGGTCGACCGTCTTAATCAGTTGGGTTATCACGTTGTCGGCATTGGTTTCGGTCATGACGCTGATGATAAGTCTAAATTCAGTAATAAGACTGCTGAAATGGGTTTCCGCTGCAGGCAATGGTTAATAGAGGGTGGTGCGATCCACGATGATCAACGGTTGGAGGATGAGCTAATTTGTCGTGAGTTTTGGCATGATGACAAGGATCGTTTGGTGTTGGAGCGTAAGAAGGACGTTAAGAAACGGTTGAAAATCAGCCCTGACTGGGCCGATCAATTGTACCTTACATTCGCTCAGATAGTGCCTAAACGTGCTATCCCCCGTGGTATGCTTGATGCTGCTACCCCATTGCGTAATAAACAAAAGAGTCATGATTATGACCCATTAGACTATGATGTGATTGACTATGACCAATAAGATACCAAATACTCAACATTACCAAACGAACAGGATAATCAGACTATGTGCTTAGGATCAACACCAACTGCACCTGCACCACCGCCACGAGCACCGCAAGCGCCGCGAGCACCTGACCTTAATTCAGCACTCAGTGTTGACCCTGATCAGGTAAGGCGTAAAGGACATCCCGGCACGATCCTGACCGCTCAAGGTAGTGGTTCACTCGCTGGTGTAGCTGGTGGTCAAGGCAGTAAAAAACGATCAATACTTACTGTTGACAACGTGGCGCGTAATGCAGCAACGGTAAATAGTTTCACCAGTGGTGTTGGTTTAGTTGGTATCGCACCAAGTCCGTTGGTAAAAAGGCCAACAGATGGCACCGCAACTTCACCACGACCCAAAGCACCGCCAACACCACCAGTGAGATCACCGAGGAACCCGCAACAACTGTTCAGAGACACGCAAAGATCAACGAGGAACAGATAGGAAATTATGGCAACGGTATCAATTAATTTAAGCACGACTGAGTACGTCCAGATCAATAGTGGCTTTGAGTCGATGGTGATGCAATCTGATGGTGACGCTGTGCGTGTCGTGGTGAGCGTGGTCAAGCCCAGTACGGCTAATAAAGTGTTCCATATTTTGTATGGTAAGCATCACACGCTTAAGTTCGACTCAGTTGATACAGACGTGTGGGCGATTGCCACGTCCAGCGCCTCAAGGTTGATCGTGACTCAGTTATTAACTCCAACAATCCCCGGTGCGCCTGCGGCTGGTACTGACCTTAACGTGAGCGCGTGGGGTTTACCTAAGATCGCCATTGACGATGCGGTGTTTGATGCAGGTTTTACGTTTGACGTGAGTTCTTCAGACTGGATCATTGAGGAGAACAACGTTGAGGTGTCTAACAGCCTCTCGACTCGTGCCGCAGCACCTAGCGGCTACCTTGATTTAAGATCAGGTGTAGTCGATGGTGATTCAACTTTCATCATTGGTCGTCGACACGCGCCTTATCAGATGGATACTGGTCTCAAGGGTGCGGTCAGTGTGGCATTTATTGATGCTGCGGCTGATGGTGTGCTTGAGGCTGGTTTGATGACCATCGAGAACGGTGCGTATTTTAGAACCCGGGGTGATAGTCTGCTTTATGCAGTGATCATGAGTGATGGTGTGGTGACAATTGAGGAATTGATCACAGTGCCATTCGCTTATGACGTGACGAAGATGAATAATTATGAGATTCAAATTCACGGCAACGGTGGTGGTATTATCCGGTTCTATATCACTGACTCAGCAAGCATGTACCCTACCCTTGTGCATACGATTAATCGAATTAATCAACTTGCAGGTGGGTTGCTTATTCGTGATCTTAATCTTCCTATCGGCATGCGAGCGAGCAACGTCACACGCGAGGTCAGGCTTGAAGCCAGTTACACCAGTGTCTTAATTGAAGGCGGGTTCAATGAGCGGTTCCAGTGGAATAATTTTTCAATAGATACGGTTATTAACACTGGTCAACCGGTGTTAGTGCTTAAGCAACCGCTGTTAGCAGACAACGGACGGGTTAATACAAAAGACTTGAGCATGGAACGTTTGACGGTGGGTGTAAGTTCATTTGGTACAGCATCTTTATCGTTATACATCACTCGTGATCCAACGGCGTTTTCTGGCGGTGCATTTGTTGTACCTAAGCCCGGGCGGTCACTTGTTGAGTTTAACTCTACTGTAACCGGTTTTGACTTGGCTAAGTTGTTTCCTGTATTTAATTTCAGTACATTGGCGGCATCGGTAGCAGTGAGAGATAAGCCGAATGATGATTTTGAGTATCACCTCGTTCGTGGTGATTATTTAGTGATGATTTGTGATACTGCCAACGGTGTCAATGCGAATCTTTCAATAGAATGGGGTGAGTAACATTCCCCACCCATAACAATTCAAGGAAGATGAACCATGAAACTAAACGAAATCCCAGCTGATGTCGCCTTGGTAATTACAGATGAGTTAATCAGGGCATTTAGGGTTGAGAACTGTGACCCTCGCTGTCATTGCTGTGGCACTAAAATAGAAGCGGGGATGGTGTTTAAGTTGGCGTATGTAAAAACAGTTGGGTTTTGGTACACTGATCAGGATAAGGTGAGTCAAGGTTACAAAGGACAGAAAGCGAAAGATGAAATGCTCTGTGAGAAATGCACTGCCGATGATCTGATTGTATATCAAGAAAAATTGTGGGCAAAGTCTAAATACGAATACGACCAACGACATCGCGGATATGCGCGAACTCATGTGTATTTATAACGACCAAAATCAGCAGTGAAATACTACCTACAACATAACAATTTTAAACAACAAGGGGCCAGAAGGATGAGTGACAGTGAGCAAGCAGTTGAGCAAGAGGATGAGGATGAGGATTTAATCTTGTACATCGGAGTGAAGTTGATAAAAGCAAAGCCAATGACCAGACTTGAATATAACGATTTTCGTGGTTGGTCTATACCCGTTAATGAGTGTGGGAAAGATGAAGGTTATCTTGTGAAGTATTCAGATGATTATGTTTCATGGACACCAGCGGACACATTTGAGAAGTCTCATTTTGAACATGATGGTTTGACAAATCAAGAGATTGTCGGCGAAGTTGAGAAGCGAATTGCACAGCAGGTGAAACCATCATGAGTTCATTATTCAGCACAGCCATGATGAGAAACATGGTCGAAATGGCTTGCTTGTCTTATCAACCGAAATACAAAATTAAAACCGGTTTGGAATCATTCGGTTTCGATACGTCGAAAGATCGATACTTTATTGAAAATACTCACACTGGTACACAATGTTTCGTCGCTGGTGATAAGGATAAGATCATTGTCAGTTTTCGTGGCACTGAGGGAACCAGTCTTAAAGATTGGGCAACTGATGTCGGCATGTTTAAAACACATTGGACGACACAAATACAAACTAATATCAATGAGAGTTTCGGTAAATTGCATCATGGGTTCACGCAAGCAGTCAACAGTGTTTACCTTGATGTGCTTGCTGAGATAACCCGGCTTAGGGGCAATTTGCAACCGATTTACGTCACCGGACATTCCCTTGGTGGTGCATTGGCTGTGGTTTTCTCAGCAATGGTTGAGTTGACTGTTTCACAGATGTCGATTGCAGGTGTGTATACATTTGGTCAACCGCGTGTTGGTGATCATCAATTCTGCAGATTATTCAATAATCAGATGCACGACCGTTGTTTCCGTATGGTCAACAACAATGATGTGGTAACGAGGATGCCGCCTCAAATGCTCGGTTATTCACACGTTGGTGAGCTTAAGTACTTTGATCATGATGGTCAATTTTTCGAGGATGGTGACGACCTCTCATGGTGGGCGAGGTTCTGGGATCGGTTAGAAGGGCGTTATGATGACCTATTCGTTGTTGGTACTGATGGTATTACTGATCATGGTAGTGATGTTTATAAAGCACTAGTAAATGCTGTTGATGACGACGATGAGTTCGACGGAACAGTATAAAAATAGGTAAAGCAAATGCACACAATCAGAAGTTACAATAAGCGGTTGGAATTACTTCGATCAGAGCGTTCGACATTTTTCCCTACCTATCGGGAATTGTCGGATTATCATTTGTCACATCGTGGTCGATTTCTCACGTCTGATCGTAACAAAGGTCACAAGCGTAATACGAGGCAAATCAACAATAAAAGTCGTCTGGCTGCCCGGACAATGGCATCGGGTATGATGTCCGGCATTACGTCACCCGCACGCCCTTGGTTTCGATTATCCACGGGTGACAATGAGCTTGATGATCTTGCCTCAGTGAAAGCGTGGTTGTATCAAGTTCAGACCACGCTTTACAAAGTGTTTGCTTTGTCGAATATGTATAACTCACTGCACCAAGTTTACCTTGAGCTTGGTGTATTTGGTACTGCGGCGATGGGTGTATACCAAGATTTTGAAAATGTGATCTGGTGTAAACCTTACACAGTTGGCAGTTACATGCTCGGTACGAATGGTCAAAATATTACTGACACCATGTACCGAGAATACGAGTTAACTGCGGGTCAAGTGGTGAAACAATTTGGCATGGATAACGTGTCAAAAGAAGTTAAGCGTCAATGGGACACGGGCAATACTGAGGCGTGGGTTAAGATCATTCATGTGATTGAGCCAAACGATGATCGTGACAACCTCAGTATTTTAGCCAGTGATAAGCCATGGCGTTCGGTTTATTATGAGCAGATAGCGAAGTCAACGGGCAATAGTGGCCGTGGCCCCCATGTTAACGGTGACAGTGGTGATAAGTTTCTTCGTGAATCCGGGTTTGATGAATTCCCGATCATGACCCCTCGTTGGGATGTGACGGGTGAGGATATTTACGCAACTGATTGCCCCGGTATTATTGCCCTTGGTGATACTAAAGCATTGCAACTTGGTGAACGCCGGTTGTATCAGGCCATTGATAAAGTGGTTGATCCACCATTGCAAGGCACACCGGGGATGAAGAACTTGCTTAAGAGTTCCAAACTATCACCGGGACAAATCGTCTTTACTGAGAGCAAGAACGATCCGGGTTTGCGTAGTGTTTACGAAAATTTCAGACCTGATATTAATGCTATTCGGTCAATTAACGTCGAGGCTGAACAACGTATCAGTCGTGCATTCTATGAAGACTTGTTTCTACTGTTGGCAAACAGTGATCGTCGTCAAATGACGGCGCGTGAAGTGGTTGAGAAGCATGAGGAAAAATTGTTGATGCTTGGTCCAGTGCTTGAGCGGTTGCATAATGAGCTACTTGATCCATTGATTGATCGAACATTTAACATTCTACAGGAGAACGGTGTTTTCCCACTTCCACCACCTGAATTGCAGAATAAAGAGCTGAGAGTCGAATATGTGTCTGTATTGGCTCAAGCTCAACGAATGGCAAATACTGAGTCCATTGCTCAAATTGCTGACTTTACCGCGAGTATGGCTAACCTGTGGCCTGAAACACGCTTTAAAATTGACCCTAATCAGGCCATTGATGACTACGCTGATGCAATTGGTGTTAATCCTGCTATGATTAAAAGCAACGACGATGCTCAAGCTCAGGCATCTCAAGAGGCTCAGGCGGATCAACAACAACAAGTGGCAGCTCAGGCAGCCGCCGCTGCAGATATGGCTAAAACCGCGTCTGAAACCGCTGTTGGTGATAGCACTCTGCTTGATCGGGCAATAGAGCAAACATCATGAGTGAGGAACAACTAACACAAGAGGCTCGGTTAGTACTTGACCTTGAGAATTTACTTCGTCATGAAAGTGGTCGTAGGTTCATTTGGGAATATTTGAGTTTTTGCGGTGTTCACAGTTCGACATTCGACGCTGATCCGATTACACACGCTTATAACGCTGGTGTTCGTGAGGCTGGCTTGCATTTTGAAACAGTACTTAAAACCAATGCTTATGGATTTTACATGACAATGATGAGAGAGAATAATAAATGACAGCAGTTCCAGAAGCAGCAGCAGTCCCAGAAGCAGCAGCAGCAGTTCCAGAAGCAGCAGCAGCAGTTCCAGAAGCAGTCCCAGAAGCAGCAGCAGTCCCAGCGGCGCAAGGAACAGTTGCGCCAGTACAAGGAACGAAAACTGGTGCAACTGTATTAACGGATGACGGTACGTCACCTAAAGACGGTGAGACTGTATTAACAGGTGATAGTACACTACCTAAAGATGGTGATACAACAATAGAAGTTCCTGAAAACTACGCTGAATTTAGTTTGCCTGATGGCATGACAGTGAATGAGGTTGCAATTTCTGAGGTTTCCCCTGTCTTCAAAGAAGCAGGGTTAAGTCAGGAACAAGCCCAAAAGCTAGTCAATGTTTACGCAAAAAATGTTCAAGCAGGTCAGGTGAAGCAGGTTGATGATTTTAATCAGTTGATGACTGATTGGAGTACGCAATCTGAAAATGATGGTGAATTCGGTGGTGATAAATTTGTTGAGAATGTGAAGGTTGCACGATCTGCTATTACTCGCTATGGCACACCCGAGTTGAAAACATTGCTGGATGATCATGGTGTGGGAAATCACCCTGAGATGATCCGGTTCATGGTTCGAGTCGGTAGGACATTGAAAGAAGATGTCCCAGATTCTGATGGTAAAAACATCCATAAAGAGAATAGCCGAATTTCGATCCTTTATCCTGATAATTGAGGTAAATAAATTATGGCAGTTTTAGGTTCTAAATATGTTGATTTAATCGACATTTATACGCAGCAAGATGGTCGTGGCCAGTTCGTTGAAGTAATCGAAATGCTTATGGAAATGAACCCAATGCTTGATGATGCATTGGCCGTTGAGTGTAATAAAGGTACAACTCACTTGCACACCGTTCGTACTGGTTTGCCCGATATTTCATGGGGTAAATTATACAAAGGTGTACCAAACAGCAAAGGTCGTACAGCACAGGTTGAAGATACAACCGGCTTTGTTGAAGGTTTATCGACTATTGATACTCGTTTGTTGGACTTGTCCACAAATGAAGGTGCAGTACGTTTGTCTGAGGCTCAATCATATCTTGAGGCAATGTCGAACGAAGTACAATCCAAAATCATCTACGGTAACTCCGCAAGTGACCCAGAGGAGTTTATGGGGTTTGCACCTCGGTTCAATGATCTGTCTGCGCCAAACGGTAATCAGATCATTGATGCTGGTGGTGTAGGTGTTGATAACACATCCATCTGGTTCGTTACCTGGGGTGATAATCAATGTAATTTGATTTACCCTAAAGGCACTCAAGCTGGTGTTCAGCGTGAAGATAAGGGTGAGCAACGTGTGCTTGATGACAATAACAATGCCTACTATGCCAAAGAAGAAATGTTTACTTGGCACATCGGTTTAGCAGTTAGAGATTGGCGTTATGTTTCCCGTATTGCCAACATTGATGTCAGTGATTTGCAGTCTGGTGCAGTGGCTGTGTACGATTTCATGCGTAAAGCTTATTACCAGTTACAGAATCGACGTGTCGCTGGTGGTAGTATTTCGATCTATTGTAATCGTGACGTGCTTGAAGCATTGGACGCGCTGGCAACGAACGCAGGCGCAAGTGATAACTTCGTTCGATTGAAACCAATGGAAATCGAAGGTAAGGAAGTGATGACTTATCGCGGCATTCCCATTCGTGAAACTGATGCTGTTGTTAACACTGAACAACGAGTCGTTTAATTCAAATTAATTTTGTGGAGTAAAAAGAAATGATTTTTTCACAACAACAATTGTTTTCTGACAATCAAGTGATTGTAGCGACTTCGATTTCAACGAATCAAATTGATCTTGGTATCGCTGGCACACCTTTCGATAGTCAAGCACCATTGCATCAAGACGTTGGTAAAAGCATGATCCCTGTCTTGGTTCAAGTGACTGAGGCGTTCGACATTTTAACTTCGTTGGTTGTTTCAATTTCTAAAGGTGCAACACCTGCACTTGGTACTGACATCATCACTGAGACTATCCTTCTTGCTGACTTGGTTGTTGGTAAGCAGTTCGTGCTTCGTTATTTACCGACAGAAGTTGACCAACGGTATCTTGGTATCAGTTACGTAGTGGTCGGTGGTGCACCGAGTGTTGGTAAAATTACCGCAGGTATTACAATGGGTAATCAAACTAATATCACGGGTGCTTAATAGTACTCACTGATATTTTCTTAACCTGTCTTGAAGTGAAAATGACGAGTTTTTTCGAGGCAGGTATTTTAGAGGGATGAGACATGCCAAGTTACAGAGTGTTAAAAACTGGTTTTTTTAACGGTAAGCTATACAGTCCTACGGGAAAACGAAAAACGCTAACTGTGCAAAAAGCGTTTAAAGAAATTCCGTCATGGCTTGAGTTGCAAAAACCTGAATCGAAAAAAGAACGTGAAAAGCGTTTGAAAGAAGAAAAGAGACTGGTTGAAGAAATTGCCAGTAACAAGGAAGACGTTCAAGAAGCCTCATTTCTTGGTACTGGTGAAGGAAATGATCCTGCTAAACCATCAAGTTCGGTAGAAACGATATGAAACATGATGGTATGGTGTCGATCAAACGAGAAAAGGATGACTCTAACAAGTTAACTGAATGCTCGGATCAGTCACATTACCCGTATGGTACGAGTGTTAATTTTGATGACGATATGTTGGAAGAACTCAAAGTTGACGATATTGAGATTGGTGAAGTTGTAGAAGTTCGCGGGTTTGCTTTTCTTGATTCGATGAGTGAACACAAAGATAAAGAAGAATCTAATAAGAATGTGCGATTTCAATTCACACACATTGAATTGACTAAACCAAAAGGAGAAAAAGACGTTATCAAAACACTTTATGGTGACACAAGCTAATGGTCAGTGAAGTTGCCATTTGTAATTTGGCGCTAGGTAATATACGCGCTCGTACGATTAACTCCTTTACTGAAAATTCAGTGCAAGCACAACAGTGCAGCTTGCGTTACCCCATTGTGCGTGATCGTTTACTTGCCGAAATACCGTGGCAGTTTGCTCGAAAGCTTGAGCCGTTGAACTCAACCTCAGATACGATATTTAATTGGGCGTATGTCTACAACTACCCTATTAATTGTTTGCACATCAACAGACTGGTGGGGAGTTACGAAGAACTGGCAAGTGGCAGTAGTGATTATATTTCTCGATTGCTTGATAGCCGGGTATTAACACGCGCTGAGTTGAGAAAGTCGATCCCTTATGAAATATTCATGAAAGCTGGTCTTAGACTTGTTGGATCAAATCAACCCGGGTTATATGTTGATTATATGTCCAGAGAGGAAAATTCAGAATTGTTTAGTAATGATTTTGTGTTAGCACTTTCTCATTTGCTTGCGTCTGAAATTGCTATACCGATTGTCGGTGGTGATTTAGGGATTAAACTTAGACGTGAATCGTTACAGATATACAAAAACTACTTGAGTTCAGCTATCGTCAAAGACCTCAATGATCATCACATAGATCAAGCTGAGAGTGAGTTTGTCACTATTAGGAATTAATTTTGCCTACCACGATAAAACGATCATTCACCGCTGGTGAAATATCACCTTCTCTGCAATCCCGCGCTGATCTTTCGGTTTATTCCACAGGTTTAAATCTTTGTAAGAATTTTTTCATACGCGCTCAAGGTGGTGTTTACTCACGTCCGGGGTTTCGCATTGTTGATAACATGGTTGTCACTGGTCAAGGTTATGATTTAGCAAATTCACCAAGACTGATCCCGTTTGAAACGAACAGAGTCGGACCATTCAATGACGCAAATTATATGTTGCTTTTTGAACCCGGTAGAATGTATGTTATTCGCGATGGTGCGTTTGTTTTAGAAAGTGGTGTTCCTTATTTTCTTGTAACACCTTTCACCGATACTAATGTTATCAATCGAATGCAGTTCACTCAGTCTGGTGACATAATGACAATTACTGCTGTATTCGATGACGGTGGTACTGCTGGGCAACACCCACCACAATATCTGGTGCATGATCCTGTTAATGATATATCATGGTCAATTTCAAGCATTATGTTTGGAAACATTGTTCTCCCTCCTCAGTTTCCAGAAGAACCAGCGATTATATACAGCATCAATGGTATAAACATAGGTGCTCAGACTGACATATCGACAACGACAATTGTAGGACTCAAGCAAGGTCAGTTGGTTACAATCGCGGGTATCGTTGGTACAGTTGAACTCAACAATCGTTCGTTCAATATTGACATAATCAATGTCACTACACTCCGATTGATTGGTGAGGACTCAAGCACGTATACACCATACATCTCAGGTGGTCTTTTGTCAGGGGAACCGACTGTTGATAATGTTGGTACAGGTGGTGGGGCAGAAAGTAAAGATTACTTCTACGTTGTCACTGCTGTTAGCGTTCAAGGTAGAGAATCGTTGTTTGATAAAGTGATTAAATTCACCTCACCAGAACTGACATCAACTTTTGGCGCTAAACTTAATTGGAATGATCCGAATTTCCCGATGACGGCTATCAGTTATTATCGTGTTTATAAAAGCATAGCGTCGAATACGGATATTTTCGGCTGGATTGGTGACTCAAGAACATTGACGTTTGAAGATTTCAACATTGCGCCGATCACAAGCATTGCGCCGTATGAAGAAAGGTTGCCTTTTGCTAACTTAAACAATTACCCGGCAACTGTGGGTTATTATCAGTCACGTCATGTGTTCGCCAATACAATTAATGACCCGTATACTATTTTCATGTCACAAACTGCTGACTTTGAATCAATGCGGATATCTCGTGTTTCTCGTGATGATGATGCAGTCACTTTGACTATTGCGGCAAAAAGCGTGAATGAGATTAGACACATTGTCTCACTTGATAGTTTGATCATCATGACTTCCGGCGCTGAATGGGTGCTTGGCGATGGTCGAGATCGTGTACTCACACCTGCAACTGCTGGTGTACGGGTTCAATCATACAATGGTTCATCATGGTTAAAACCAATTGTTATTGATAACAATGTAATCCATCTTCAGAATAATCAGTCAAAAATTCGAGAGTTCGGCTACATCTTAGGTCAAGGTAATTATCTCAACGAAGAACTTTCCTTGATGTCAGAACATTTATTCAAGGGCTTTGAGATCGTGAGTATGGCTTTCTCATTGGCACCTTATCGAATCCTTTGGTGTGTTAGAAGTGATGGTGTTTTACTTGGTTTAACTCATGATCGAAATCAAGGTGTATTTGCTTGGCACAGGCATGACACTGATGGTTTGTTTAAATCGGTTGAAGTTATTCGTGAGCGTGACATTGACTCGGTGTATGTCGTGGTTGCTCGTGTCATTCAAGGTGTGACTTTGCACTACACTGAGCGATTAGATCAACGTGAAGAAGTGAACGTGATTGATTGTTTTTATCTGGACTCAGGTGTTACTCGTGTGCCATTCGTTACGGGTAGTCCCAGCAAACCTAAGATTGAGGTCGACGGTCTGGATCACCTCGAAGGTAGAATGGTTACGGTTTTGGCTGATGGGTATGAAGCCGGGGAATTTTTAGTGGTCGCTGGTGAGATTAGACTTAATGATGAAGCGGCATTGGTTCAAGTTGGTCTGCCTTATTTGCCAGTAATCGAACTGCTTGATATTGATCTTGCTTCACCTTCTGAAACACTCAAGCACAGTTCGTTGTCGGTATCAAAAGTCACCATTGAAGTCGATATGTCCCGTGGTGGGTTTGTCGGTGCCAGACAAGATGGTGATGTTGTTACTCAAACCACGTTTCAAGAAATTAAACCAAGATATGACTTCGATGGTTATGACCCTTTACCATTGCGAACATATAAGCAAGAAGTGTTCATTGACCCACAGTGGTCGAAAGGTGGTGGTGTTAGAATTGAGCAACGATCACCACTGCCTTTAACTGTTTTATCTGTCATTCCTAGAATTGATGTCGGTGGTTAAGTTCGTTAAACCAAAACTGAGTTTAATGAAACAGATTGCAGATGACATGCGTCAAGATGATATTGATGAGGTTTGGTCGTCACATCATTTATCACCAATGAATGCTTTGATTGATGGTGTTTGTGAGTCTGAGATTTGCGTTATCGTGACGATAAACAATAACCCGGTTGTTATGTTGGGTTTGGTCATTCGTAACGCTGTACTAGGCATAGGTTCGCCGTGGTTGCTAGGAACTAATGCCGCTTTACAGCATAAAAGAGAATTTATTAAGAATATCGACGGTGTGATAGATGATATGCTTAATATTTGCCCATCTTTGACTAATTATGTGCATGTGAATAATAAAAAAAGCATAAGATGGTTAAAAAGAATTGGGTTCATTATTGAAAAACCGGCGAGATACGGGCTTGAAAATGAGTTTTTTCATCGGTTTCATTTAGAAGGTGGTTTAAATGTGTAGTCCTGTATTGGCGGTTGTTGTTGGTTTGCAGGTTGCAGGTACAGTGGCTACTGCTTATCAACAAAGGCAACAAGGGAAATATGAGAAAAGTGTTGCCGATTATAACGCAAGGGTGCTAGAAAACGATGCTACTCGGGTTAGGAATATCAGTGTTGAACGTGAGAATGACTTAAGACAACGTACTGCACAGCTTGTCTCAAAACAAAGAGCGCAAGCAGGTGCAAGTGGTATTGATGTTGACTCAGGTTCGGCGTTTAAATTACAACAAGATGCGGCTGTTTTGGGTGAAGCAGATGCACTTCGCTTACGTCGAAATTTTGATGACAAGGCTTCATCAGTTGAAAATCAGGCAACATTCACCAGAGCGGCTGGTGTTGCGGCTGAAAAACAAGGCAATCAACGTGCGATTGGCACACTGCTCAGTGGTGCCGGGAATATAGGGTCAACAATTGTAGGTTCCGGTGTGGCTGATAAATGGTTCACGGCTGATAGTTCGGCCAATGTACAGGTGTAGACATGCCTAAAATATCTCAAGCAGTTCAACCAACGGTTCAGTCTCAAGTTGTACCCGGTGCGAAACTCAGCGCAATTCCCTCTGGTGGCTCACCGGTTGCCAATAGTTTGCTGAAATTGGCAGATGTTGGTAATCAGATTAATAACCGCGTCACTACGCTCAAAGCAGAAGATGCTTTGGTTAATTTCGAGCGTGACAAGAATGATCTGTTTTTCAATTCACAAACGGGTTACTTCAACACGCAAGGTATTAATGCGTTCGATGGTGCTGAGGGTGCGAACAAGTCACTTGATGATTTAGTCAAATCTTATGGTGATAATCTTGACCCTATTACCAGACAAAAATTTGAATCCGTTGCGAAAAGACAAGTTAACCGCAGTAAGTCAGATGTTCAGCGACATGCGACGAAAGGTTTTCAATCTTGGAATTTAGCAACCATTGGCTCACAAGTCGAAAATACGATTGAAAATGCTTCCTTGTTGTATAACCAACCTTTCGATTTAAAAGTGCAGCAAAACCTCGGTGAACAGGCTATCAATGAACTGTCGGATTTAACGGGTGACAGTGCTGAAACACGAAACGAAAAATTGCAAACCTACCGATCTTCATTCGCTGGTGCTACGATCAGTGCCGCGTTAGCAGTGAGTTCAGACGAAGCTAAAGTGTCAATGGTTGACTATGGTGATCTGCTGGAACCACCTGATAAAATTAAAATGAATAAGGCGATTGATAAAAAAGTAATTGCTGAAAAAGATGAATCAGATTCAACCACGGCTGTGTTGGTTGCACGTAAAGCAGTCAGTCAATTTGATGATCGTGGTGATATCAAAGATGAGATTGATCGTGTCATTGGAACCAGTGACCCTGTTCTTAATAAGAAAGTGTCATCTGAGGCAATGCGTCAATTCTCACTTAAGAAACAAATCGAATCAGAAGCCAATGGTGATGCTTATGAAGACGCTGAAAATTTCATCATTGATCCTGCTAATACGGTTGAGCAATTCATTTCAACTAACGGCGAAAAATGGAATTTATTATCGAATGTTCAGAAAGCTAAACTCAAGGGTGACGTTGGTGAAGTTAAAACCGACTGGTCAACATTCAGTGACTTGATGGTTCTTGATGATAAAAAATTGGCTAAAATCAACCCTTCTGATTTTTTCCACAAACTCGCACCAACGCAACGCAATCGGTTAATCACTGCTGTAAAATCAGCACGTGGTGCAGGCAGTAAAAAAGACAAAACTGATCATCAAATCGGGCGAACTCGAACCAAGCAGACTAATTCGGCTGTTTTTCAAATTTTTGGCAGTGCGAAAGGTCGTGATAACGTGCGTACTGACCAATTCTATGCATTGCTTGACACCGAACATGATATTCAAAAAGACATATTAGGTCGTGAATTAAATTCTCAAGAATACACTGAACTGCTTGCCGGGTTCACCCGCAAGGTTGTTGAGGAAGGGACGTTTTTCGACAGTGAAACTTCACTCGATGATATCCCGGTTAAAGATATCAGAACATTAACTGGTGCATTGCGTGAGAGAAACATCCCTATCACAACTGAAAATCTAGTCAGAGCTTGGCGGGATGCAACAAGATGAGTGAATTAAATCTTGATGCGATTGATTTTGATGCATTGAATTTTGAAGGTGTCAGTGCCGACGGTGGTACTACGCTTGAGAAAAAAGCGCCTAAGTTTGTAAGAAATATTTCACCATTAAGTGAGCTTAACGACCCTCAAACGCCAAGCAACCCTGAAAACTTTTCAGCCAGCGAGTTAGCTTTGGTTGATGAATTTGATCAAAGCATCAAAACTAAAGGTGTGATGAGTGAGGCTGTTAAAGTTGACCCTGATCAGTTTGCAAAAACAAAAGAACTCAGTCGTCAATCAGGTATTCCCCGGTTCGCTGTTGAGTCTGATTCAAAAAGTGTTGAGAGTAAATTAAATCTCGATGCGATTGATTTCACCGAACTGCAGCAATTCAATAAGATCACAGCGAACCACCTTACAAACTTCGATAATGCTGTCATTGCACAAGACGATATTGACGTGATGAAGTCCATCGAGGACACGTTCACCTCAGTAAAAGATTACGGATCAGATTTAGCCCGTGGTTTTGAGAAAGGTCAACTGTCGGTTGAAATGGCTGAGATAGGATTAGACCGATTATTCAAAACATTGGACTCACCCGATGGTGTGATCAATGGTGTGATCAGTGACGGTACTCAGATTAACCCTGATGCACTTGATACCATTTTACCAATAAGTGAACTGAATCTTGTCGATCCTCAGTTGAAACGACTCGATGAGATCAGGGAAAATTTGAAAGTCGAAGGTTCCGAACTTGGTTTTTTTGCAGAATCACCTGTGGTTGCCGCTGAACAACTGCCGGTTATTTATGAGATAGTGGCAGAAGGTCTTCTTTTCGCCGCCGCTGGTGGTGCTACGGCTGCGTTAGGTGGTCTAGCTGTGGGTGCTGTGACTGGCCCCGGCGCAATTGCCACGGGTGCTACCGCTGGTTTACTTGGTGCTAAATTCGCTGGTCGAGTTGGCATTGCCAAAGGCGCTTTTGACATTGAAGCCGGTAGCGCATTCCTTGATTTCTCAGCATTCAAGGATGATAAAGGCAATGTCATTAATCAAAAAATAGCCGGCGGTGCAGCGGTTGCCGTTGGTTTAATCAATGCAATGCTTGAGTCACTTGCCCTTGCTGCACTTGGTCGTACTGTCACACCGGTCATGCGAGCGATGATTAAAAAGAAAGTGGGTGATCAAATTGCCAGTGAGTCAGGTCGTCAATTAATGACCAGGATCGCTAGTCGATATGCTGTCGCTGTCGCCGCTGAAACATTGACTGAGATGATACAAGAGTCAGTTAAATTACTCGGTGGTGATGTTGCTAAGTTTGTGGATAACGATTCATTCACTGAACAAGACTTGTCTAAAATTCTGAGTAATATTTTCAGTGATGAACATGCAGAACAAGTGGCTGAGGCTGGTAAAAAAGCATTTCAAGCATCGTTGGTGCTTTCCTCACCCGGTACAGTAATCAGTGCCACGGTTGAAAATAATCAACGAATCAGGAAGTCAGAGCAAGAACAAAAACAAATTGATCAGCTCAACGAAGATGTTAAAAACTCAAAATCAAAAGAGCGAGATAAAGAAAACTTTAAAGAGTTTGTCGAGCGTGTTGGTGATGAAGATAACACCACCGTTTTCATCGACAGTGAAAAAGTAGACGCATACCTTCAAGAGTTTTCACCAAAAGATATTGAAAAAGATGTCGCACTTTCTTTGTTAATCAAGCAAGCACGAGAAGCGATGGCAACCGGAACTGATATTCAGATACCGTTGGCTGACTTCGCCACTGAGATTGCTGATACGAAGCATTTTGATGAACTTCGTGAAGGCATGACGCTTGATGCAGATTCAACATCACCCTTCCGAGAAGCCGAAACAAAAAAAGAAAATGAAAGTTATATTCAATCGCTCATGGCAAAAGCCGGTGAACGAACTGATATAGAAGTCAGCTCAGAAAAAATATTTAACACGGTTCGAGATCAACTGGTTGATACTGGTCGAGTGACAGTCAAAGACGCTTCCGTTATGGCTGAGATTGTACCGTTATGGGCTGAGGCAAAAGCCGAACGTGATAATAAAACCATCACAGAAGTTTTTGACGAATCGAATTTGACTATCGAAGGTGTGTTTACTGGTGAACGCAAACGACTCGATAAAGCACTGACACAAGATGATCGTGGTTACTATGACCCAGTGAACTCAGTTATTCGATTGAATGAAACGTCGAATGAATCAACTTTCATGCACGAGTTCGCCCACTTCACTTATGAAATGGAAATTAAAACCGATGGTGCAATGCTTGAGAGCATGAACAACTGGTTTGAACGAAACTCAAGTGACGTGGCTAAAGAAGCAGGCAACGGTGTTACCACCGATGACGTGACTGCATTCTTGGTTGATAAAACCACGGGTGATACAGCAAAAGATGTGCACATCAAACGTGCGACTCATGAACAATTAGCACGTGGTTTTGAAAAATATCTGATGGAAGGTAAAGCGCCATCGGTTGAGTTGCGTGAAGTGTTCCGGTCGCTCGCTCGATGGATGACCAACTTATATAAACGTATGATTGATCGAGAAGGTGTTGACAGCCTCAACGTTAATCTTGATGACAATGCCCGACGATTTTTTGACAGCTTGATAGCCACTGAGGAACAAATTGCACAAGCACAAGCACGAATGAAACTTGAACCGTTGTTCACCGATGCAACAATGGCGGGTATGACTGAAAAACAATTTGAAGATCATCAACTCAAAGAGCAAGAGTCTGATGATAAGCAAGTTGAAACATTGCGCGATAAAATAGTTAAGCAGTTAACTCAAAGAAGTGAGGAACACTGGAAAGAAGAAAAAGACATCATTATTCTTGATGAGATTGAAAAATTAAAAGTCAGAAAAATATATCAAGTTGGCAATCGTTTAAAATCCAATGTATCAACTGAACACATCGAAACTGAAATAAGTAAATTAACAAAAGGTGTTGAGAATGCTAAGAGGTCAGTCAGGAAACTAAGATCAAAAAATGAAAGCATTGGTAAGTTCATTGCACTACACGGCGGGTTAAACCGAGAAAGTATGAAAATTGTCGGGATTGATTCTACTGATAATAATACCCGTTTCGGTAAAAAACCATTATTCAGAATTAAAGGCGGTATGACACTTGAAGCAGTTACCTTATTACTTAACTCAAAAAACATCGATGGTGGAAAAAACTCAAACTCCGATTCTGCTACTCATGTTCGTAATATACTCAGTAATAACGATCGTCTTGTTGATGATAAACTAGCACTTGAGGTTGACGAACTTAACGAACTGATTCGCATTGATCAAGCTAAAATAAACACGTTGGACAATTCAATCGGCTTAGTTGATGTCAAACTGAATCGCAGTGCAGTACGCGATATAGTGGGTGTTAAGAAAACCAGCAAAAGCAATGTTAAATCGGTCGTTGTACCGGTTGAACTCAAGGACATGGTATCAAATAGTAAGCGTTCGGTTCACCCGAATGAGGCTGCTGCACTATTCGATTATCCTTCTGGTGCTGAGATGCTTAACGCGTTAATAGTTGCACCACCGATTGCTGATGTTGCAAATGCAAACGCTGAAAAAATCATGGTTGAACGTCATGGTGATATTCTCAACGATGGTTCAATCGGTCTTGAAGCGGATATTGCTGTTCAAGATGAAAGTCGTGCAGAGTTGATGTTGAAAGAACTCAAGATGCTGTCGCGTAACACGAGTTTGCCAAAAATTGATCGTCAAACAATAAAAGAAAACGCGATCATCAACATTGGCAAATTATCCTTCACTGAGATTTTCCCGAATAAGTACCGCAAAGCAGAAATAAAAGCGGCTCAACTGTCGGCCAAATTGCTTGCCAAAGGTGACAAGACGGGTGCAAGTGCGGCCAAACTTCAACAGGTGGTTAACTTCTACCTTGGTGTTGCTGCAACCAATGCGAAAAAAGAAACACTGAAGATCGTTAAACGCACTGCAAGGTATAAAAAGAAGAAAGTTCAACTGGCGATCAGAAAGGCCGGTAATCAGTACTGGGAACAAATAGAACGAATCCTATCGCGGTTTGAATTTAGAAAATCTACCTCAATCAAGAAAATTGATGATATCAACTTGTGGGTGAAAAACCGTCTTGAAGATGATGGTGATCAGTTGATGCTATCGAATGAAGTACTCGATGGTGAGTTCATCACCCATTGGAAAAAAATCCCCTTTGCCAAACTTCAAGGCATCAATGACTCATTGGTGAACTTGGAGCATGTCGCAGTTTATTCAAATAAAATAACAGTCGATCAAGAACGAGTTGATTTCGATGATTTTGTCACTGAATGGACTGGTGGCATGGACAGTGTGAATAAGAGCGGGGACAAATTCCAAGTCAACGCCAGCAGAGCAGATGCACCGGCAAAACCGGTTGAATGGTCACGTTGGGCGATGGCTCAAATGACAAAAATCCCTTGGATGGCCTCGTGGCTTGATGGCGGTGAGCGTGTAGGGATAAGTCACCGGGCATTAGTTCAAAACTTCAACACGGCTTACACCAACTCACTGACATTGTGGAAAAGCGCCGCTGAACCGGTGATGAAAGCAATCAAAGCTAGATCGAAAGAAACCATAAAACGCCATAATAAGACATTTTTCATTCCTGAGATCAAAGGTCGAGCAGGTCACACGGGTAATCTCAAAGGTGATGAGATCATTGCAATCGCACTTAACACTGGGAATGAAGGGAATTTAAGAAAATTTCTACTTGGTGAGCAGTGGGCTGACCCTGAAATTGAATCGGATATCAGTTTTGACAATAGAATACTGCAATCTGTTCTGCAACACATGGAAAAAGAAGATTGGTTATTTGTTCAACTGGTTTGGAAGCAGATGAATACGCTGTATGATCCATTGGCAGAAGTGCATAAAAGAACAACTGGGCTTGCACCACCGAAAGTGATAGCTGTACCAGTCAAACCCATTGGTGATAAATACGATGGTATGGAACTATCAGGTGGTTATTACCCGGTCAAATATGACCCACTGCGAAGTGATGCAGCACGAAAACGTGAAGAAAAGATTAACGCTCAAACTGATTCTATGCTTTTCGGCGGGACTGCCAGTATTCAAGCCTCAGTTAACGCTGGTGCAACGAATGAGCGAACTAAGTTCTATGACCCCATTCGATTGAGTATGGACGTTATAGCCTCTCATTTTCAAGAAACTATTCACTATATCACCCACCATGACGCTGTACGCCAAACGAATAAATTGGTAAGAGATAAGCGTGTTCGTGATCAGATAGTTGCTAGTATTGGCGAAAATGAATACGATCAATTGATTCCGTGGGTTAATGATATTGCCAAAGACGGTCGTGAATCACCTGCAAAAATGTTTTGGGACAGTGTGTTCCAGCGACTTCGCTTTGGTACAACACTTGGTGCAATGGGGTTCAAAGTATCAACTGGCGTTATTCAGATATCAGGCGCATTTAACACCATTGGTGAAGTGGGTTCAGTAAACTACTTTCAAGCACTGCGGACTGTTTTAGGCAGTCGTGAGTCAATGCGAAGTGCTCAAAATTTCGCAATGAGTAATTCAAAAATACTGAAACATCGAACGAAAACAATGGATCGTGAAATAAAAAATGCAATGCAGTTGCTTGAGGGTAAAAGCGGTAAACTGGCATGGGCTCAAGAAGTGTCAATGAAGCACATTGCTTATACCCAATTTTACATGGTTGACATACCTAGTTGGCATTCTGCTTATATCAAAGAAATGAAATTGTCCGGAGACGAAAAGAAAGCGTTTGAATATGCCGATTTTGTAGTTGAGAATGTGCAAGGCTCTGGTGCGATTAAAGACATGGCCAGAATCTCACGAGGTCAAGCAGAAACGGGTAAAATGCTCACCATGTTTATGACGTTCTTCAGTGCGTTCTGGAACCAACAGCGAGATTTTGGCCGTGGTGTTAAATCTGGTGACACGTCTGTCACAGGTGTTGCTGCAAAACTGATATTCCTTTACACGCTACCTGTGTTGTTCGACATGATGATGAGAGATGAATTGTCTGCACCAGACGGCAATGATGAAGATGAACGACTTCAAAAAATGTTGACCAAAGTAGCAATGTACCCAGCAGCATCTATTCCTTTGGTTCGTGATGTGGCTAGTTCACTTGGTGGTGGTTTTGGTTATAATATTTCACCAATAGCATCAATCATCAAGTCCGGTGTTGAATCTTTACCGAGATTGATTGAAGGCGCTGTGACTGATAAAGAGATTACGAAAGCAAGCGTCAAAGGTGTGACGAAACTCATAGGTGCAGGTCTTGGTATACCCGGTGTCAGTCAAGCATGGGCGACTGGTGAACATTTAGAAGAAGTGATTGTTGATGGTGAAAAGTTCACTTTTCAAGAACTAGGTTTCGGCCCTAAGAGGGATTTATAAAATGACAGTTCCAAACGTAAGCATCACATCAGGGCCATTTACAGGTGATGGTACTACAAATATTTATTACTTCAGCTTTAGGCCGGGGACTGATACCTCAGAGGTAGCAGTTTATCAAACTGATTTAGCAGATACTCAGGTGAAATTGATCGCGAGTACTGACTATACAGTTTCATCTTCTGGTTCCTCTGGTTTTATCTCACTTCTAGCTGGTGCATTGCCTATTGGTGAAATCATCTATATAAGAGCCGAATACCCTTCAACTCAGTTAACAGAATTCACTTCTCAAGGTGCATTTTTCCCAGAAATTCATGAAAATCAAATGGATCGAATCACTTATGTCCTTAGGCAATTAGTTGATTTAGTAAGTCGGTGTTTTTCATTTTCAAAATCTCACGACCTCGATGGTGGTAATTTTGAAATTCAAGAAGACGAGGTTGATCGAGCCGGTCTGATTTTAGGGTTTGACAGTAATGGCGACTTGATTGTCACACCAAATGCTTCAGGGCCGCAGGGACCACAGGGTATTCAAGGTGATCCGGGTGCTCAAGGCAACCAAGGTGTTCAAGGCAACCAAGGTGTTCAAGGTGTTCAAGGTGATCCGGGGCCTCCCGGTTCAGGTCTGCTTAAACTAGGGCATGTCACATACAGTGGTGCTGATATACCAATCCCTGTCAGTGGGTTGATTATTATGAATTACGATAATATTATCAAAGATGATTTGATAAGCGTTTTTAGTGCAGGTGTAAGTGGTTCATTTGTTTTCAATGTACCCGTTGGTACATACATCAGGCTATCAGCATTCGTATCAGCAGATTCAAATGCACCTGCGACCGTTAATTGGGAAGTATTTATTCTTGATACAGACACTTTCGCATCAGTGGGTTACTCCAGGCTTGTAAACGATTCTACTGGTGTAGCTTTTCCAATCATAAGTCCTCCAATTCTAATTAATACAACAAGGACTTTTGAACTCAGAATACAACACTCTGATACAGTAACAAGGAATGCAAAACTTCATGATTTATATTACGAGATTCTTAATTAACACTTTTTATTTTTTTCAAGTGTATTTCTTCACGATCCACGATGACACTCTTCGGTGCATCAATGCCGACTTTTACAAAAAACTTAAATATGTCGACAATGTAAATGGTAATACTATCGTGGATTAATAAATTTTCGCGGAGTTTAACCTGATGCGTTTTGTAAGTTTCATTCCCATTTGTCTTAATTGAGATTACTGCACTGTCTCCTTCCCTGAAACTAAGCAGTTTTACGTAACTCAACGCACCATTGTTGACCATGACAATTCGTTGACCTTTTTTCCTTTTTAGTACTAACATGATGCAAATTCCTTTTTATAAAAAACTAACAACTGGCTGAGCTGTTAAAAATGATTGAACTGGTTGAACGCCTCTATACTTGTCAACTTCTGCTTTTAAACCTTCTTGAGTGTTGTACTTGCCGTCAAGTCTGATTGCAACAATAAGGTCAATTGTGTCTCTGCAAAGTATACGAATGATTGATACAGGTTTGGTTTGCCCAAGTCGATTGATGCGTCCGTTCATTTGTTCGTACAACTCAAGTGACCAGTTCAAACCAAACCAAACAACAATACTGCCTGAGTACTGTAGACCATCAATCCCATGGCCCATTGAGTTATGTGATGTGAACACTTCACCTTTTGCATTTTTGATTAAGAATCGGTGACGTGGACCACAATCAACTAAGTCATAGACATGGTTTTTCTTAACTCTCTTTTTGCCTTGTTTTTCGGGTTCGTACTTTTTCCGTAAGGTGAGTTCATTGCGTCTGTCACCGCTTGATCCGCTGTCATCCCCCGGTCTAATCTCATTTTTAATTTCGTTTTGCTCAACCCTGTTAAACGGCATAACCCTGCTAGATGTATTTTTGAACCTTTGTAGATTAAAAATCGTGTTGTTCTTTTGTTCGACTGTTGCATAAGCATTGTGACCCACGTACAGTTTTCTTTTGAATAACCCTTGTTCACATCTATTCTTTCGATAGTCAAATTGCTTCTGTATGTTTTGTGCATATCGGTGTAAAACGTTTTGAAATCCAACCAGCTTTCGCACACGCTTATCCCACGACCTGCATAATTTTTGTCTAATGGGTTTTTTGAACGACGAATCATTCCTTGCCATATTCTCCATATTCGAGTGTTTGTCATGTTGTGATAATTTTCTCTGATACAGTGTTGACAATATTCTCTTTTTAAACGGTTGTGTTTTGTTACATTCTGTTTGAGGATTTCTGATATTGCCCCGCAATGTAAACATTTTGCTAAGGTATTTGTCATTGCCTTTGTATTTGTATAATGCTTCTTTTTTAATATTTTCACAATTTTCAACATTACATGATTCCACCCATTTACCTGATATTAGTAATCTATGGTTGTGTGTCATAGTTACACCAAAAAGATTATTTACTTCTTTATAGCCTGAATACAAACAACCACCGTGAGATACAAAATCAACACCGTCAAATACTTTTTCAGTTACACTGATGTCAATGAGTTTAATCCACCCACGCCGTTCGGTCAATAGCAGGGTGTCAGGGTGCAAGCATGCAGGATGACCTATTAATAATTTTATTTCACCTTTGTTCCATTTGTCGATGATGCTACCTGTGAGCCTTGACGGACTTTCAGTTAAGTTCACCGGTTTAAATTTTTTCATTTTTTTCATGATTCGCTGTGCATCTGCTTTAAACGAATAACTGCATAACACAGGTGAACCAGCAGCCTCAGTAACGATGTTCATTAACTCATCCAGTTTGGCATCGTGCATAACATCGAACTCAGGTTCCATTGGGTTAATGTAAGGACTGCCATTACAAAACTGTAATATTTTATTTGATAAACTGGTTTTATTTGACAGCTCAATATCAACACCTGACTCCAGTTGAGTGAACAAAGTTTTTTCTAATTCTTTATAAGATTTCCACACATTTTTAGGCAGGTCGACTAAATGGTTTGTAACTTTGACGGCTGGTAAATCAAGATAATCTTTACTATCCATTTTGAGCGTAATGTCTGATATCTTACTTACAATAGCGGCTTTACCAAGTTGTGTTGGTGTGTAGCCCCAACCGTCATAACTTTTAGTGAAATACTCCTGTCTGTAAGTCGTGATAAATTTACCAAGGCGTTCACCACCGTCAATCACCAAGTACTGACCATGTAGATCAATGTAACCATTCGATGCTGGTGTGCCTGTCAGACCAGCTCGATATTTGAATAAGTTAACGAACTTGTTCCACCCAGTGACTTTAATCTTATGCACTTCACCACGTCTGTCTATGCGATCCCGATTACCACCGGCCATTCTTAACGTGGTGCTTTTTTTCAATCTTGTAATTTCATCATAGACAATCATTTGAAACGGGTTTTCTAAATCTTGTGAAAAATAATAATGATCCAGAGTTTCAGCTAACCAGTTCATGTTGTCGTAGTTGATCATGTAAATATCAGCTTCCTCAAACAATGATTTAGTCCTTGCCTGCTTAGTCCCATTAATGATGCTGAATTTTAAATGACTGGTGTGAGTCCATTTCAAAGCCTCTTTACGCCACACACTTTGAATGATTCTCAGTGTGCCGAAAATCAATACCTTTTTGACATGACCAGCTCTCATTCTATCGACGATAGTAGTTAACGTAATCGGTGTTTTACCAAGCCCCATACCAAGCCATAGTACCGAATCAACGTGATTCAGTTGGTGTATGATCGACTCACGTTGATAAGCAAATAAATCACTTGGTTTAAGTTCGTTCATTTATTTTCTTTACCCATTCATCAATATCACGATGACCGTACAGTGTGTAAACTTCTATCAGTACATCGGCCATGCGAGCGTGTTCGCGTTTTTGTTCTGGTTCTAATACACCATCGGTTGTTTTTATTTCAACTAGGTAGATGCTGCCACGTAGAAAAACCAACTGATCAGGTACACCAGCTACGTTAGACTTACCCCACTTGCGAGAAAGTCCACCGATTTCTTTCACCCTGTCGCGTAGATAATGTTCGACTTTCCTTTCTCTTACTCCCATGAAGTTTCCTTTTTTATATTTCACTAAAAAATAAAACATGATCGTGACCAGTACTGAAATCGCAATCTCATTCATAACTTTTAACGTATAGATTTTAAAGTCAGCGGTATGATGTCTTTTATCAGTTCACAAACTGCATCACTATAAGTGCTGCACTCGTGTGAGTTTTCAATGTCTTTAAAATTTAACAATTTAGGCAGTGATATTATTGTATTCACTGTTTTATAGTGTGAACTTGGTAATATCATTTCAGCTAAGTGATTAGGTATACCAAAATTAATTAAATCACTGTAATGGGTGTATGAGGTTTGATTGCTTCTGAATATCAAACTTCTTATTTGACTGATTTTCATTTTTCCTGAGTCTTTGGATAAATCAATCAAACCGTCAAATGAAAACTCAGAAGGTGTATAGAATTCTTCTGTTATTTTATCGTTCATTTTGTTCTTGTAAGAATATTCATACCATCTTTCAAGAACAAATAAAGGTGCTTTGATTTCAAAGTTGAACATCACAGGATTGAGCAGTGATGACCGTTCTGTTTTAATTAAAAAATCAATACACTTTTGATCATTGAGATCATCACCCTTACCAATAATATTTTTTGCAATTTGTAAAACTGTTGAGTCGTCGCCGAAAGACTCAATGAAACCCACATGCCCGTGGTCTAAAACTTCGATCATCGTTGTTACTCCATAATTGGCTTAGTTATCTTATTCACTTCATTAATGTACCACTGATAATCTAATACTGATCTATCATAATGCTCGATGTTGTTACACACTGACACTTTACAACCGGCGTGAATACCAGAACGTCTTATGCTGTAGGTCGATTTATTCTTGGTGTGAATCCGTTCGTCCCAAACACCTTGTCCTATTTCATTCATGATTTCATTGAAATATCCATCTGTTAATTTGTTTGCCCGTTTATATTCTCCATTTTCACCTTTTGACGGCATTACTTTCTCAAGCATTCCGCCGTTCACACTCATGTAATATCGAATTGTGTTACTCACTCTTTCACCAGCAAGTTCGAGTTGACTGCTTCTTGGTACTTTTGTTCTTAAGAGAAAATCATAATCGTCTTTATAGTTGCGAATGAATTGTTCAGCGTCTTCACCTCTCACTAACACAGCCTCAGCCGCCAAAGGAACTATACGTGCTGACCAGTCTTTATGGTGTGGTAATTCTCTTGAACCGGGGTTCTGATCGGCTGTTACATGAGCGTACACACCAATTCGTTTTAACCCCTTATCTTCTTTTTCAGCAATGTAATTATTCACGTCACGAATAAACATACGATCATAAAATTGTTCTTCAAGTTCAAGCATGGTCGCTTGTTCCCACCACTTGCAAACCTTCCTTGAATAAGGGATGTAATTACGAGGGCAAAGGAATGTCACACCATCGGTGTTGGCTTGGATCATTTTCAATTCGGGGATTTTAATTAATTGCTCTACCAACATGCACAGCAATAATTGCCCGTTGATGGTGATTGCCATTGTGTACTTAGAATCAAGGAAAGGTGAGTACTCGTTATTACTCCCACCATACGCACCAACAAGTGCAAGCTTGAATGCTTCGTTTTCTGAGGTGCCTTTTTCAAAAGTTGTTCGAGTGATATAAACACCTTCATAAGCGTCACAGAAAGCAACACCAAGATGTGCCGGGAATAATTTATTTTTGATACCCATTAGCGGGTAAAAGCTTTTCACATCAACATCAATCAACTGACTATGGTCGTCACTGACTACGGTTTTTGATTCGGTAGACATGTGCAAACCACCAGTACCGAACTTATACTCCAGTCCTTCAACTTCCGCAATAAGATCGTTGAACACACCTTTTGTTTCTGTAATAACTCTTGACTCGAAATAAGTTTTAACTCGTTGGAACTCAAAATTTTCAAAATTTATATAAGGAAAAATAACTTCATTGAGGTCAATTGTTTTTCTTTTTGTTTGTCGTTTTACTTTCTTTCGACCTACCCGGTCATAGCAACTGATGCCGTTCTTTTCCATTTCAGAAACAAGAATAGTCTCACCCATCTTAATATCACTCATGTTCATCATGTCGATATCGAAAGTTTCTGACAGTCGTTTTCTTAGATTGATTTTAGACAATGTACGATTCATGAATTGATCGGTTGCATAGATGTCGTGCCACATGTAATGAATCAGTGCATCAATTTGTTCGTTGGTGAGAATAGTGCCAACATCGAAAGGTAGGTCTTCAACATCATCTAAGCGCATATTGAACTCAAGCACTTTCAAGCTGGTAGATTTCGACTTGTTATCGAAGTGGTGGATTTTAAATAAATCGAGTTGATTAACAATCCAGTCATCTTGATAAACCATCAAGCCAAATTTTGCATTTCCGTAAGCATTGATTATTTGTTGCGAGTGAAGGTAGATGTCTTCAAATGTGTAGAGGTTATACCGATTAGCATAGATTCGATGAATAATAGGGTAATCGAAACCAATATTATTAAAACCCACTATTGTGCAACTATTGAAATTAAGCAGTTCAAGGAAATAACAAAATTCTTTCGTCTGATCTTTTCTTGAACTGATTTCAAACAACCACTTTTCCCCGGTTTTCCTGTGATGAAAACCAATGGTGAAAGCGTTCGGGTAAGTCTCGCAATCGTAAACAATATCACCGGTTGTGACGTTATAGAGGAAGTCGTTCATTTTAATGTTGCCCTTAAACAAAGTATCACCCTCATTCCCTAGAGTGATACTTAACTAATTCAGTTTCAAGACGCTCATTTACGCGAACGAGGGTAGTATCGCCAAACCTTGATCAATTAACATCTGATCAGTCCAACCAGCGGTCGCCATGTACTGTTCATAAGTCACACCATTTGCTGCTGCTGTCATGACTAATTGAACTGGTGCTAAAGCTGGTGCTAAAGCTGGTGACAGATGCGGTGGTGGAACTGGAACTGGTGGTGCGACTGGTGGTGCAACTGGAACTGGTGGTGCTAAAGCTGGTGGTGCAACTGGTACAAAAGCTGGTGACAGATGCGGTGGTGGAATTGGTGCTAAAGCTGGTGGTGGAACTGGTGCTGAAGCTGGTGGTAGATACGGTGCTAAAGCTGGTGCAACCACACCTGCATTACCACCGATATTCACAAACATTTGATCGACCGTTGGTTTGCCGTCGAGTCTACCCATTAACGGAACTTCGTCCGTCACCATCACACCATTAAGCCAACCACCAACACCACCTTTGCCTTTGTTATAACCACTGATCGCAGCATTGACGTAAGCGATACAACCAGAATAAACCAACGATTGATCAATAACTGGTTGCCTGTTCATATCAACCACGGCTGGTTTATCATCCTGTTTAGATGATGAACTGAATGCGTACCAACCAGAAAAACGAGGGTCGTAGTAGTCCTTGCCTGCATACTTAATATCATATGCTTTAACACATTCATCGGTGCCAGTGTAACCACTGGGAAATGCGTCGAGTTTTGCCGCCTCCACCAACGCTAACAAGTCAGGTAACTGTGGGTCATTCGGTGGTAACAGTACAACAACGCCGTACTTTGGATCGGTTGCGCCTTTCGCGGTTTTAGGTGTAAACAATGCAGGGAAACTTAAAATACCTTTAACTAATGGCATGATTTAATCCTTATAGAAATGTAGGTGTGTCAAGTGGGATTGTAGGAAACAATTGATCAGCAGATTTTTCAACTGGTTCATGTGCAACTTTCTGTAATGTTAATTTCCCTGCAACAAAAACAATTAAATCTTTTTTGATCCGTTCTTTCTGTTCGTCACTTAATGAATTAAGTTTAAGCGCCGCTGCTGGTGTAATTAATTTCTTAGGGAAAACTTCATCCAATTTTAACCGACGACCTTTCAGACGTTTAGCGATGGTTTCATTATCATGCGCCCACTTGTTTGAGCCTCTGCCCGGATTCATTGCGTAACCATCGACAACTTGGCCAGCGATTATTCGTTTTTCAATTTCAGACTTCACTACATCAAACGCAGCTTGTATACCTACCTCAGCGTAAGCAATCCTGCTTAGTTCTTCATTGGTCATATTGCTTGACTCAGTAATGACTTTACTGAGTGAGTTTAGATCAAGAATTTGATTATCGTTTACCACGTTTATACTCTCCTTTATTTGCGTGTCACAGTGACCACCACGTTTGGGATTAGCCTTACACCACTGACAATGCTTGCCTGCAGTCCTTGATGCATTAACTTCATCGGTTTTATCAGCGGCCTCACTAAGTTCAATCGCTTTTTCAATCACATGTTCAACTGAGAAATTATCATCTGGTCGAGTTGAACATACGTATCGAACTGCCGGGTTTGTTTTCGGTTGAACAATTGTCATTCGACAACCGTGTAATTTCTCACCAATAAACGGTCTGACACGATCAGGACCACTGGCAATGTATTCCCTCATTCGACCAAATAAATAACTGATTAACTGTGTGTTGTCTTTAATCTGAACGTAACCTCGACCATCTTTATAGTCGATCACCTCAATAAACAAACAAGCACCAGTCATTTTATGACGAACAATGATTGTTACATCTGATGTCCCGTTCCAGTCAGTTCGACCAAACGCACCACCAGGGTCAGATTTTGATTCAGCCTCGACAGTAACTTCTGCACCAATGAATTGATCTTTAAGCTCAGCAACTCGACGACCAATATAATCAAGACACATTTGAGCGCGTTTACAGCGTTCAGCGTCAACTAACCAGCCGTTCGGTTGATCTTCATGGTTCGCACCAATGATATCTCGATCAAAATGGTCTGCACTTACACCTTTTAATAAAGACAATTCAAGCAATAAATGTGTACCTGTACCATCAATCGCAGCGGCACCAGCGATATCAGGATAGAGCAACTCAGCTTCAATAGACCCGGGGCATTTAGGCCAACGAAGGTTCGACGGACTTAACCGTGCGTGCGAACTCATACCGTTGGTGGTATTTGACGAATTTGAGCAAGTAGATTTTGCTGAATTTCAATCGTCAAACCTGACGCTGTTGTAACACCGAGCGAAGCCATTATTGAATTGATCATGTCACGCGAACCAATTCGGTTTAATTCCGCAACCATAGCTGCATTCATCTCAAGGTCTGTTAACACTATTGGTGCAACTGCCACTGGTGCAACTGCCACTGGTGCCACTGGTGCAACTGCCACTGGTGCCACTGGTGCAACTGCCACTGGTGCTATCGGTGCAACTGCCACTGGTGCAACTGCCACTATTGGTGCAACATGTGGTGCCGGGAATGGTATTTTCGGATCACCTTCCGCTGCAGTTATAGGTGTAGCTGTTACTGTTGTTGGTGCCATCACTTTAAGTAGAGAAACTATTTCTTCAAGTGAATCGGCCATTCGTTTTAAATCACTATTTATTGACATATATTCCGCCTTTTCTTTTCGTTGGTGTTTTTCGTTTAACGATTGTCAAACGATTTTCTATAAATGCTTCCATCATTTCCTTTATGAAACATCCATAGGTTATGTTTAAATCTTCTTTAACTTTACTTTTGAACGTGTTAAAAAATGTCACATCAGTTCTTACTCTCATGTCTAACGTATCAACAAGAGGTGCAGTCCTATTGTATCTTCGCTTCTTTCTTTTCTCCTTGTTTAAATCTTCTACCATCGGGATTACCTTCGTTAAATTACTTACATAAAGAATATACTGTAAAGCATGACTTTCAGTTAGTCAATTATATTCGTAAAAAATAACTACGCGAATAAGTTAATTGACAATATACTGATTATCACTCTATGCTGTTTAATACATTTAATTTTTATGAGATGAACAGAAATGATCGAAGTTTCAAATGACCAATTTTTAGAATGTATATTCGGTGATCAATCACCATTAGCACATGTCACAGATTTCACATTTGATCCAAATGACATTCCTAAAGGGCATCATTTGATGTCATGGATGGGAAATTACAACCAAGCATATCATCTCACACCAAACAGCAATCAATACTTTACTATTAGTAATTTTTACTGTGATGAAAACCAAAAAGCACGCAGACGGAAGGCTTTATTCCGGTCAACACCTTGCATAGTGCTTGATGATGTACGTGAAAAATTATCAATTGATGAAGTTTCTAAACTACCAATCCCTTCTTGGATTTTAGAAACGTCTGAAGGATCAGAGCAGTGGGGTTACATATTAGACAAACCCTGCATCCATCGATCAATGGTAGAAAACTTACTCGATGGTCTGGTTAAAAATGGATTAGCGCCCGACGGTCGTGATCCGGGCATGCGTGGTGTGACCCGTTATGTAAGGCTACCAGAGGGTTCAAACAATAAATCGACTAAGTTGGTTGATGGTAAGCCGTTTAAATGCCGCATGCTTCATTGGCAACCGTTCAATCGTGTTACCATCGAACAGCTTGCAGTTCCTTTCGACGTTAATTTGTATACCCCGATATCCAACGGTGTTGAAAGTGCTGCAAGCATCCCTGATCACCCTCTCATGCAGCACATCAATATAAAATCTACCCGATCAGCCGGGCGATATGACATAACATGTCCGTGGGTTGAAGAACACACTGATGAGGATAATAGCGGTTCAGCTTTGTTCACCAATGTTGATGGCAGTTATGGGTTTAAATGTCACCACGGTGCATGCCAAGATAGGACTGGTCGCCATTTGATGCAATATCTTGATCAAGTTTCACCCGGTATAATGAATGAGTTTAAAAGTTGGCAAATTGAACGAAGTTTTGATGCACTTGGTTTTAATAAATCAGCGAGCAAGGAAGTGAGTTTTCTGGAACCGTTGGTGGAACAGGTGAGTTTTCTGGAACCGTTGGTGGAACAGGTGAGTTTTCTGGAACCGTTGGTGGAACAGGTGAGTTTTCTGGAAATACCACGGGTAGATCGAGGACCCGTGGCAAGTTTTTTACAACCAGTAACCAATTTTTTAGCACAACCATCGGTGGTAACAACACCGATTATTAACAACCTTAACACAACAATAAGTTCGATCATAGAAAAGTTAAAGAAAACTCATCCGAACGATGAAAACTCTCGCGTAATGGCCGCTGAATTACTCAAACACATCGACGACCTGCCAAAAATTGATCAACACCATTACCACACTCAAATTTGTGATGTGATGATGTGGAATAAAACAGAATTTAAAGAAATTCTTAAAGACTTAAGAAGCAATTGGTACGAGAAAGAAGTTGACGAATCATTCTATGACAACGTGGTTTACGTTAAAGAACTGAATCAATTTTACGACAGTAAAGCGAGATTGTTCTTATCACCAGAAGCATTTCATAACAGTTTTTGCCATATCGACAGTGAAGCACGTAAGAAAGCATTGACTGATGGCAGAGTGATCAAAGTTGATAAGCTAGATTATGCACCAAAGGAGAAACCCTTGTTCCTAGACAACGATATTTTATTCTCAAACACATGGAATAACTCATCACAATCAACAGGTGCACCGGGTGATGTCCAAGCTTGGTTAAACCATTTTGATGTACTTGGTTGGGGTGAAAACCGAAAACACATTATACAGTGGATGGCTTACACTTTGCGGTTCCCTGAGAACAAAATCAACCACATGTTAATCCTCGGTGGTGGTGAGGGTTGCGGTAAAGATTTCCTACTCTACCCGTTAGCTCGTGCGATGGGTGACAATTATATGGTTGTCAGTGGTGAGGAACTTAATTCAGAGTTTAATGATTACTTACTTGGTACTAAATTCTTACACATTAATGAGACTGAACTTGGTGATAGACGTGAATCAGCTTTGATAAACAACCGACTCAAACCATTAGCTGCTGCACCACCTGACACGATCAGGGTTAATCAAAAAGGTATCAAACACATTAAAGTCAGAAATATCGTCAACAGCATCATGACAACAAACAGCCCTTTACCAATTACAACCACGGGTGTTACTCGTCTATTTTATGGGGTGTG